CCCACCATGTTGCCGCCCACGTACAGGTCCCACTGGATCTCGCGGGCGAGGCTCTTCTCATCCGCTGGCACGCCCTGCCCGTTATCGTCCAGGCCGTTGCTGTCCAGGCGCACCTTCGACTTGGACATCAGGGCCTCACGGCCGGCGAGGATCGCGTCCTTGTCCTGCTCCTCGCCCTGGATCCGGATCGTCACCACGCCGAGCTGCAACTTGGTCAACGCCATTGGTTCCCCCCCTCTACATCTCGGAGAGCGGGACGTCCTGCCCGGTCTCCATCATCTGCGCGAGGCGCCGCGCACGGCGTCCGACCTGGCGGGCCCAGCGCGAGTTGAGCATCCCCGCTGATGCCGCTGGGTACTGGCCCGCTTGAATGAAGGCGATCGTCTGGTGGAAGGTCAGCAGGCCAGCGAGCCCCATGTTGAAGGCCATGTCCGCGAGGACGCGCTGTCGAACGTCGTCGAGTCCGCGCCACCAGGGCAGGTGCTGATCGAGGTCGTGCTCGACCTCCACGACGTCGTTGTGCAGTAGGTACAACGCTTCCACCTCGGTGATCCCCCGGTCGTCGAGGTTGCGTCCGTAGCCGATGGTCAGCTTGCCGACCGAGTCCCGGTACGGCTTCAGTCGGCCGGCCGCATCGCGCGGGCCCGAGCCTTCGTCGTTCTCCAGAAGCTGCTCGAGCAGGGCTTCATTCACAAGACCTTCTTGCCGCGCCGGCCGGGGAGAGTCCGGCCGGCGCGGCGGGTAACGGGCTTTATGCGGGCGGTGCGGCCGGCGTGTTCGTGACGAGGGCGCCGCTGAGTTCCTGGTCCCTCGTTTCGAGCTCCGTCGCGAGGGCGTCGATCGCCGCCGGGTCGTCACGTGCGTCCCTCAGCCCGAGACCGCCTCCTCTTGCGCCGGGAGGCCTACGTGTAGTGCGTCGAGCATGCACCAACGCGGGTGCGACCGTCAAGAGCTATCGTTCCGCCTCGTGTACCGCTCGGGCACTTCCACGGTCTCGACCGACCCTTCCGCGTCCGTCTCGATCACGATCGAGAACCTGTCTCGACGGCGCTTCCGGCGCAGCTCCTCGAGGCGGTTCACGAGCCCCCGGACGCTCCCCTCCGGCAGCAGTTCGACCAGGCGCTCCGCGATCGATGACATCGAGCGGATGGGGCGGATGCCGCTCATCCCGAATTGCTCCTCGCTCATTTGCCCGGTCCCGGCGTGAACGCCTCCCACAAGCGTTTCTGGATGGCCGCATGGATACGCACGCGGTTCATGTGATCGTCGTGGTCCACAACGGACCGGGCGACGTCCAGGACGCCGCGGACCATCCGGATCGCGTTGGTGATGGCCTCTACATCGTCCTCGCGCATGTCCTGCTCGAGGGTCACCACGAAGCCCTTGATTCGGTCGGTCATGTGCTCACAGCCCTCCTATCCTGGCAGTTCACTTGTCCGGCACGAACACGAGGGCGCACCCCAATGCTTTCAGCTCGTCGCGGTATTCCCCGAGCTCGTTGTGGGCTGACTGGTAGCCGAACAACCGGTACCGGTAGAGCCAACCACCACGGATCGGAAGCCGCATCGTGTCGCCGGCGTCGCCATCGTCCGAGACCATCTGCCACTCCGGCGAAGGCGGGGCTGCCGGCGTCTCTTGCGTCTCAGCCATTTCGCTCACCTCCCAGCCGCACCACGTCGGCATCTCTCATCGTGCACACCTCGGCCAATCCGGCACGCCAAGGTCGTGCACGTGCTCGCCTGGGGCGATGTAGGCGCCACACCGGGAACAGAACCAGCACAGGACCAGCCCCCTGTCCTCGGCGCTCAGGATCCGCAACGCCTGAAACGCGGCCGCGCGCGCCATAGCCCGACGGTCGCCGGTCACGAGCGGCGCAAGCACTCGCGCCGCGTGCTTCCATTTCGATGGTCCGGCGCTACGCATCATGACCAGACCCATCCGAGGATTCCCGTGGTCTGGGCGCCGGCCGCGTTCTTGTGACCGCCGCCGCCGAGCTCCTTGGCGATCACGGACACGTCGAAGTCCCCGCGCGACCGAAAGCTCTGCGCGAACAGGCCGTCGCTCCGCTGCCACCAGCCGTGAACGAACAGCGCTGACGGGTTCAGGTCCAGCAGGTGCTCCAGCACTTCCGAGATCTCGTGCTGCGGGGCGTTCACGCTAGGAACGGTGTAGCCCCCGATCCTTCGGGTGACGGCGTTCTCGCAGACCGCCTCGCAGTAGCGGGCGATGCCCCGGAGGAGCACACGCCCAGCCTCAACAGCCTTGCTCAGTGGTTCCTCGGCGGCGATATCCCACGCTGGGAAATGCTGCGGATGGCCATACGGAAGGCTCGAGATGTAGGCGTTCACCTCACGGGAGTCGGACAGCGCCCAGCGCCAGAGGTCCCGGTCCTCGACGTAGCGAACGATCCACGGCGCCCGACTCGGGCAACCCGGGTCGTGGGCCGTGTGGCCATGGAGGGCGCCGGCGCATTCCGGACAGAGCCCCGAGAGAGGCTCGGCCATCAGCACGTCCCAGGCGATGCCGGCTCCGCTCCGCTCCATGTCGAACGTCACGAATATCGGGACCTCCGCGCGCAAGCCCTCGAGCGCTGCCTGCGCCGTCTTGTGGTGATCCAGCACCATGACGACGTTCCCGTCAGCCAGCCGCTTCATCACCTCCCGCGGGTAGCAGAAGTCGACAAACAGGATCTTGTGGCCCCGAACATCCGGTGGGTCCGTGCCATAGGCCGTCGGGCGGTATTCGGCCTCAGGCCAGAGCTGGTGCGCCACCCAGGCCGCGCAGAACCCATCCCGGCACTGGGCGTGATACAGGACCAGGTCGACCGTCTTCAGCTCCATCACGGGCGCCTCCCGGTGGCGGCGAGGAGCGACTCCCTGGCCTCGGCCTCCAGCTCCTCCCCGTCCACGTGCTCCGGATCGTGGGTGTTCAACTCGATCGCGCTCATGTACCAAGACGCGTGATCCAGCAGGTGCTGCAGGATCTCCGCCGGGGTTCGGGCCGCAAGCCGGGCCAGCTCGATCTGCGGGGCTGGTGGTGCGGCCGGCGCCGGCAGCTCGGCGTTCCCGGTCGCGTCACCGAAGACGGCCTTGGCCCATTCCATCGGGTCAAGGCGCCGAGCTGGGTTTGGGGAATAGCGGACCGGCGGCAAGGGCCGGATCATGGGAAGCGCTCCCCGACGGGCTGCAGCAGCTCGCCCTCACGGAACGAGACGCTGATCTCTCGGACCAGCCCGTCCTGAAGCATGCGCAGGGCGGCCATGGCGTCTTCGAGAGCGGTGACGTCGGCCTGCCCGTAGTCGTTCTTGCGACGCCGTTCTCTCTCTGCACTCAGCAGAGCCGTCGCAGCATCGATCACCGCCCACATCGCGCGGTCCAGCTCGACGGCCTTGGCCTTGACGCAGGCACGGATGTCCTGGCTCATGGTCTGCTCCTCTCCCCCGTGTACTCGCCGGTTTCCGCCCAGTCCAACCGTTTCTGCTCGGTGGCCTGATCCCGCAGCTTTGGGGCGTCGGCCGAGAGCCCGACCTCGATGACGACGCGGGGAACTCCCGCGGTACCGTCCGGATCCTTGGGCCCCGCCGCGAACTCCTTCGAGGCCTCGAGTCGGATGACCTGCGCGTCGTCGCGGTACACCCCACCCCGGGTGAGCCCGTCCTTCACCGCCCGCACCAGCTTGTCCAGGTCCGGCTTCTTCGCCGGCTCGAGGACGCGCCGCGGCGCCGACATCGGCCGAGGCAGGAAGAACCGGAGCGCGAGCACGACCGGATCCTCGATCGGCCGCTCGCCAGCGCGGGCCTCGAGGGCGGCGTTGGTCACTGCCTCCTGCCAGGGCTTCGTCTTCGCGTTGTCGTTCGTGATGATGGGGCGCGTCCAGCCCTTCGGGATGAAGGCCTTGGTCGACCCTTTCGGGATGGGGATACCGTAGACCGTGAAGGCGAGCACGCTCATGATGTGAACTCCGGCAACAAGCCCCGCACCTTCCCGGAGCTGTATGCGGCGGCGATGGCCGGCGCGACGTGCTCGCCGACGGTCTTTCCGTCCGGCATCACGATGTGCGGCAAGAACTCGGATTCAAACGTGGTGATCCCCGTCTGCACCGCCTCGAGCTTGGCCTTGATCACGAGGGCGAGCGCACGCCAGCGTCGGCGTATCTCCTGCTCCCATGCAGCGATGGCCTGCGTCTCCGTGCGATCCTGGTAGCTGTAGCGCCGGTGCGGGCGCCGCGTGAAGCGCTTCTCGTCCTTCTGCGGCATCACGAGCACGAAACGGATGAATCTATCGTGACACCGGAACTGCACGAGTTCACGGCCCTGCGCCTGGTCCCAGCCGCTCACGAACGAGTCAGCCCCGTAGCGCCGCAGCAGGCCCTCGATCTCGGCCTTGCTCTTCTCCGGGGAGACCGTCGTCTCTCTCGCGTACATCAGTCCTCCTCGGAACATTCCAGGATCACCGCATCCACCATGCCGTCGGCGCAGAACGCGAGCTCGATGCCGTAGTGCGGCGACCTCGAAGAGTAGGGGTTCGCGTCGGAGGGCCTGGCATCGAAGATTCGGACCCTGCCCTGTTCCTTCACCGCCTTCGTTCCATTCGGGAAGTCGAAGGGCCGCTCGCGGCCACGAACGTAGACGCGAATCATCCGCGGCTCCTTCCACCAGGTCGGCCGGCCGGTAGGAAGAGCATGCCCTCGCCGTAGATGCGCTTCTCGACAGAGACCGAAAGCCGCAGCTCCAGCAGACCCATTCTTTGCTCCGCACTGAGCGGCACTCTCACGATCGGAAACCCCGCGTGCTCCTCGACCACGAATCCGGCCCTCTCGAGCTCCGCGGATACGGCGCTCGTCCATTCCTGAAGCGTCACCCGTCTTCCCCAGCTTCCCGCTCCATCCCCGGGAGCATGGTCTGCTCGGGCACGGCCGGCGCCGTCTTGGGCCACTCCTTCACCGGCGGCGCCTCGCCGGGCTGCATCAGCCCCTTCTCGACAGCGCGCGCCTCGAGGATCGCGAACAGCTGCCCGAGGCTCCGCACTGGCCTACTCCGTCGCCGCCACGGTCTCGCCAGCCGGCACGACCGCGTCCTCGTCGACCGGCTGCTCTGCGGCGTGCACCGGATCCTCGAAGCCGCTCCCGCAGACCGTGCATGGCTTCTCGGCCTTGCCCGCGAAATCGTGGGGCTCTGTCGGGACCGGCTGCCCACCGTCGCCAGCGAGCGGCGTCCCGCCGGCGGCCGCGGCGAGCTGCTGCACCTCCTCCCACAGCTCCTTCCGCTTCCCGCCTCCGCGCACGCCCTTGTCGCTGCAGAAGTCGCGGAACAGCCGCCTGGTCAGGTGCTCCTCCGGCCTCTCGCTGCCGAGGCTCGCCAGGAACTGCTCGGCGAGGTTCAGCGGCGCCGGCGGCGCGGCCGGGTTGTCCCCCTCGGCCGTGGCCGCGACGTTCGCCAGTGCGTCGACGGCTTGGCCCGGCGTCGGCGCGAACAGGTCGCCCTGCCTGCGCTCCTCCTCCTGCTCGCATATCACCCGCGCCAGGCGCTGGACCTCGTCCAGCTCGGTGTCGATCAGGGCCTGTGTGTTCTTCGAGTCGTCGGATTTCTTCTTCCGCAGGACCTCGATGTGCGACACCTTCGCGGCCATCGTCTGCGCTCGTTCGATGATCTCGGCGTCCGACAGACGGACCCGAACCTCGACGTCCATGCTCGCCATCACACCCCTCCCTCGAGGAGCGACCGCTTCAGCTCCTCGCGCCGTTCCTCCGTCAGCTCTATCTCCAGCTCGACGCGCGGGAAGCTCGCCACCGTAGGAGCCTTCCGCCTCATTGCCTCCTCGTACGCAGCACGGCACAGCTCGACGCCACGTTTCGCTTCGACCCGGCCGATCTCGCGCTGCGTATCGTCAGCGGCTGGTGGCAGGGCCGGGTGCACGCCAGGGAATCCGTTGGCTACGAATTGCGTCAGTTCGGTGCGCTGGGGTCTCTCGCCGTACTCCCGCAGCGCCGCGACCGTCGGGAACCACCGCTCGCACCGAATGGCCTCCCCGACTGCGAAAAGCCATACCTCGTCCGGCAAGTGGTCGAGCTGGCCGCGATAGACCCTGGCGCGATGCTCCCTCAGGTCCTCGTCGGTCGGAGACGAGTCGGGCAGCGTCGCCACCAGGTCCGCCATCCCCTGCGCCCACGCAGCGTCCGTCAACCTCCCCCCTTTCCAGGCAACGTGCCGTCGCCCTTCAGACCACCCCTGATCATCGCGACCATCCCGGCCTTCTGCCGCTGCTCGCGCGCGGACGGCGGTGGCTTCCCTTGCGGTGTTGCGTCTGCCTGCCTCGAGAGGCGGATCTCATCGAGCCGCGAGAGGGTCGTGCGCAACCATGCGATCGAGTCGCAGTCACGAACGTTCGCGATCACACGCCCCTTCGGCGTTCGGCTCGCCTTCGTGAGCAGCACCTCCATCGGCAGCGAACTCTCCAAGGCCTCCCGCTCCAGCGCGACTGAGAGCTCCTCTTGGGCGGCGGCCAGTTCGCCGTCGGCGCCGTGGCGTTCGATGTCGGTCGGCTGATTCGATTCGGGGGGGGGCGGGCTCGTCGGG